CTTGTTATCGGATATTTTGCTTGGCTTAAAAAAACATCTGATGAAGGTTTTCTTAAAGGAGGCATGAGGGAAGACATGTCTGAATGGGATAAATTCTTGAACATGTGGACTGTCGTAGGCACATGGAATCTTTTTAAATCAATTGATATAGGTCTTAACACTGAGAAATCTGAAAAAGAATGGGATGGACTTGTAAAGCATTTTCAAGAAAATCAATTAAATGCAGAAGGTATCTTGTCAGGTGAAACAAGTGGAAAATTCTTTGACATGATAAATGAACGTCGAATGGAAGTAATTCAAAAGCAAAAGGCAGAACAACGAGAGCAAGAGAGATTAAATGGACTTATATTTGATTATAGAAAATATATTAAAATAGCTAAGGACAATTTCGCAGGGCTTAATGAAGAAATTCAAAAAACAATAAGCTCACATGTTTTTGATACTCTAAAAGGTGAAGCATTTGAATTGAAAGATGTCCTTGAAGATATTGGTGACATCATGTTAAGGAAAGCAGTTGATACAACAATCGAATGGGCTTTTGAAATAGGGAAAGTAATAATCAAATTAAAGGCGGCTCAAATTGTGCAAGCCGCATCTACCGCTAGCGGCGGTGGTTTTTGGAATACTGCATTAACAATAGGCTCAGCAATAGTGGGAGCATACACAGGCACAAGTGGTATCACTATGGCGGCTGCCGGTGCATCTATGGCTTCGAATGCAAATGCATCATTGGCGGGAGCTGCAGTTGGTTCATCATACACCATGTCACATTTAGGTGGTTACATTCGTAAGATGAAGGGCGGTGGACTTGGATCCTTTGATACCGTTCCGGCTCTGTTACAACCAGGCGAAGGTGTTGTTAGCAAAAATGGAATGGATTCGCTTGGTGTAAATAATCTTAACAGATTAAATCGAGGTGAAGGTGGCGGTGGCAATATAACGAATAATTATTATTCCATTAGCGCAATAGATACAGAAAGTTTTAGAGAGATGCTCGAAAGAAATGGTGATATATTTTCAGCATCAGTCGAAAGCGATATTAATGATAACAAATCGATTCGCAACACAATGAAAATGAGGACACAATAATGAGTAATACAGATATATTAACATTGACACCGGAATTTGGTATAACCGAAGGTATCAATTTTGCAACGTTTGTATCTGAAACGGAAAGCGGTATAGAACATCGTGCGGCTTTATGGGACGTTGGGTTACGAGACTATAATGTCAAGGTCAGGTATCTATCAAAGGCAGACATGGATAATCTATGGCAATTTTATATTGATCGTCTTGGTTCATACGACCATTTTCTTTTAAAGATACTCCACGAATTTGAAGCAACGGCAGAAAACATTGGTAATGCAGATAATATAAATGATTCATTCTTACTTCATCGATTCCCTGTTGATACGTCTGACGATCATTCCTGCACCGTTGATGGTTCGATTGAAACATTGTATACGTTAAGCAATAATTTTGTTACAGAGAAATCATATATCACTTTTGATTCAGTTCCTAGTAACGGTGAAATTCTTGTGACGTATGAATTCTATTATAAAGTCCGGTTCGCTGAAGATAAACTTACCCGCGATCTTGCCGCATATCAATTGCTTCATGCCGGACTGAAATTCAGAGAAGTCAGATGGAATACTTTTTCTCCACCAAACGGAAACTCGTCGAGTTCATCAAGCTCGTCGAGTGGTTAAAGGAGGATAATGCTTACCTTAAATTCAACACTCAATGCAATCCGACAAATGTTCACCATAAAGCCAATCGAAATCTATGATTTTTATTTCGGTTCGCAAACAAGTGAAGATGATTACACTGTCCATATCGTAAGTTTTTATAAGCAAATCAATTTCTTTGGTTATATAAACCAAGAACAAAAAACATATCAACCGCTTGGGATTAAAAGAGATGGTATACAAAAAACAAGCAAAGGTGAAATAGAACGAGTTAAATTCACCGTTGATAATGTCAATAAAGCTATGTCATCGTATGCAGCTGAATATGATTTTAGAAATAAACGGCTTGTTGTCAGGCTTGCATTTAGAGATCAACTTAACGATGTTAATAATGCCCTTGTTCTCTTTGATGGATTCATACAGTCAATAATTTTTGAGCAAAAAAGAAAAACACGAACAGTAATGATAGAGGCTTTACCTAAAATTGGGAGTCTTGATATTGTTTCCGGGTGGCCTTATGAAATTGATTGTAATTCAAAGTTTGGTGATTTGTTTTGTAAAGTCGATAAAAATATAAGTTCAAATAAAAAATCAAGCACTGCAACAGGGGGCACAAAATCAGAATTAATTGATAGCGCTGGTCTTACTCACTCAGATAATTATTGGAATTTTGGTTCTGTTACATTTACTTCAGGTAATAATGACGGTGAATCAAGACAGATCATTGACTTTACACAATCAACAAATACAGCTGTATTAGATTATGCTTTACCATACACCATTTCGTCAGGTGATGGATATACTATTTATCGTGGGTGTGATAAAACACTTGCTATGTGTCAAGATGTTTATTCAAACGATGCAAATTATCATGGATTTCATACAATACCATTGGAGAATCTATAATGGAACTGAATGAACTTATCGGCATACCATATAAATTCCGTCGACATAATTTAAAACAATGCGGATGTTTTGGCATTGTGCATCTGTATTATAAACACATCTTACATAAAAACTTGCCATGGACTAACGGGAAAATTCCTATTCTATGGTTCTTCCGTAATAGAAAGAACGATGTTCAACGAGTTATCGATGCCTATATGGAACATTGCGGGACAAAAACTATTGATGATATTAATGATCTTCGACCAGGCGATGTTATGGTGTATAAAGGATTGCGTGATGACGTTGCAGTTGGAGTCATCGTAAACCATGATAAATGTCTTACGACAACAAAGAAAATGGGAACATGCCTTGTAACGTATAAAAAACTTATACGGTTGTTTGTGAAAGGAATACGGATAGATGAAACGAAAATATAAAATACTTATATTGTTAGCTGTATTTAGTTTGATATTCTGCAAACATGCATACGCCTTTGTTATAACAGGCATAGTAGCGGGCGCCGCATCTGTGCTCACAGCTGCATTAGTTGTCGGTGGAACAATGGCTATGGTAATTGCAGCGGCTATCATAGTAGGGCAAATAGTCCTTACTTTATGTATGTATGCTATTATGATCTTTTCGATTGTTAATGCTCTTCGTGGCGCTGACAAGATGAACACTCCTTCATCAAAATATGCTTCAACGATTATACAGAATACATTCTCAAATCAGCTTATAGTTCCCATTCTTTATGGAGATGGAGTTGGTGATGGTTTCTATGTCGGTGGTAATGTAATTTGGCAATCATCACCGACTACTTCTGTCAATCGATTTCTTGTTCTTGGTATTGGTGAATGTGATAGTATAACAGAAGTTGAAGTTGATGGAACTGATATAAACACGTTGTCTGGTTGTTCCTATACTTTTTACTCAGGCACATCAACACAAACTCCTGACTCTCGTTGCAGTGGCGAAGTCAAAGGGTTGCGTAATGTGTGCTATCTTGCAGTTACTTTGAAGTCCGGTGATAAAGTTAGCGGTAATCCTACAGTGATTATAAAAATTAAAGGTCGTAAAATACAAACGTGGAATAGCACAACTGGATCATGGACAACAAACTCACCTTCTGTATCAAATAACCCGCCAGCCGTCCTTCGTGACTATCTATTGACTTCGCGTGTAATAGGTGGTGCTGGATTATCTTCAAATGATATTGATGAAAATTCATTTGGTTCATGTGCAGAATATTGTAACGTTTTAATAAGTAACAATGATGGTGATTTTGAGCCACGATATGAAGTGACTGTTGTGTTAGATACAGAACATGCAATCATAGATAACATACAGAAAATACTTGTTAATTTTAATGGGTATTTTATAAGGAGTAATGGTAAATATAAGCTTGTTATGAATCAAGCAAATCAAAATACTGTCATGGCTTTTACGGAAGATAATATAATAAGAGGGTCATTCAATTATGGATATGGCAAGGCAGCTGAGACTCCAAATAGAATGATAATGGAATGGTGGAATCCAGAGGTAACAAAAAACGCCAAACGTTCAGAAAGTTATGATGACGAACTCGATCAAGATATGTATGGATTGAGGGCTATGACTGCAGAAATATATGGATGTGCCAGGCAATCACAAGCATCTCGAATGGCAAAACAAACTCTTTATGATACGAAAATAAATGATGAATGGTGTTCATTTCAAACAACATCAGAAGCTATGTTACTTGAAATAGGTGATGTTATATCAGTTACACATAATCTTCCAGAATGGGATGCAGCTAAATTTATAATTATTGCCATGAGTGAGATAGGGTTTGGTGCTTCACAATTAGTATGTCGCGCTTATAATTCATCGATTTATGATGATAGGCATTCAAGTGTCACCTTTGACGATTGGGAATATGGATCTCCTGCAAACCCTTATTCAACGATAACTGATGTTGCGACAGTATCTCTTGAAGAAGTTGGTTGGCGAAATACAGACGGAACACATATTGCACACATCACTGTTACATGGACTGAAACAACAGGGCATAAAGAATTCCTTAATGCATACCTTATTCAATTAGATAAATATGAAGATGGTTCATGGCAAGGATATAAAAGTGTTGGAAGTGCATCACCAGATGAAACATCACATCAGATCAATCTTAACCTTGAAATTGATTCAAAGTATCGTGTCAGAGTTAAAACACATTCAATAAACAATATCTATTCAGATGGCACTACTTCATCAGATCTCACGTTAGTTGGTAAAGATGCACCGCCAAGTGACGTTGCCTATTTTGCCGTCAAAAAATACCGTGATTACGTTGTGTGTCGATGGACTCCGGTATCAGATACCGACGTATTGTATTATGAAATACGACGCGGGACCTCATGGGGCGCATCAGTAAAAGTTGGTGAGGAACGAACAGGGAATGAAATCACGTTACGAGATATTGTCATCGGCACAGACCAATCGTATTGGATAAAAGCAAAAGACAGATCAGGCAATTACGCTGAAAACGCAATCGAAGGCACTGTATCTATTTACGGCATTCCGTTTCAGAACATCATTCGTTCAGATATTGAAAGCACAAACTACTTAGATAATTCAAATCTTTATTATATAAGTGGTGAAGATTCAACATACTCACTTCGCAAAGTAACGGCAGGGAATACATACATTGCACAATCATTTACTACTGTTGGTGCAATAACATTAAAAACAGTAGTGTTATCACTTAAAACACAAGGAACGTTCTCATGACCTACGATCCTAAAATGGTATTTTATCCAGACTCCTCTGAAGATGATTGGACTTACTGTTCATTTCATAGCTCAGGTATCGCTACATCTATGCGTTTCACTGCACAGAATTCAAAGACCGTTGATGCAATTCAACTTCTTCTTATTGATGTAGCTGGAACAATGCCGACATATAAAATTGGTATTCAAGGTGATTCGAGCGGTAACCCAGACGGCACATATATAAGCAGTAACGATACAACTGTTACTGATGGTGATATTGACGAAGGCACATG